AACCCCACCATGAGTCTGCAAACCCAACTCAACAGCTTCGTCCTGCGCGTCGCCGAGGAATTTAACACCGTCAAGGGACGCACCGGTACGCTGACCGCGCTGACCACCACCGACAAGTCGAGTCTGGTTGCGGCGATCAACGAACTGAAGGCCGCGATCATCACGGCGGTGGCCATCGACGATCTTCAGGTCTCGACGACGAGTACGTATTCGTCGAACAAGGTCGTCACCCTGCTCGATGCGCTGAAGGCCGACATCTTGGGCGGTGCCGACCCGGCCTACGACACCCTGCTGGAACTCCAGCAGGCGTTGCAGAACGACCAGACCGGCATCGCCGCGCTCACGGCGGCCATCGACAAGCGCGTGCGCTTCGATGCGGTGCAAACGCTGACGGTGCCCGAGCAACAGCAGGCCCGCGACAACATCGGCGCGGTCGCCGCTACTGACATCGGCGACACCACCACCGACTTTGTGGCGATCTTCAACGCCGCCCTGGTGTAAGCAATGAGTCTCGTCGCGCAACTATCGGCGCTCGCCACCCGTATCGGCACCGAGATCAAGGGGCTGATTCGTCCCGACCATCCGGGGCTTGCCCGGGCGTGGGCGAATTTCGGCTACGTCGGCAGCGCGGTCGAGCTGCGGGCCGCCCACAACGTGGCGTCGGTATCACGCCTCGCCGCCGGTCGCTACCGCATCACCTTCGCCACGCCCTTCGTAGACGTCAACTACTGCTGGGTAGCGACCGGTCGCAGCAATGTTGCCACTGGCACGATCCGGTACGCCGCCGCTCGTTCCACCACCGATGGCAAGACGACCACGACGCTCGACATCGTGTGCATCACCAGTGCCGGTTCGCTTGCCGACACCACGGAAATCAACGTGGTGGTCTATCGATGAGCATCCCGACCTACACCGAAGCCCAGTTGCAGGCGCTGCGTGATGCCTTGGCCAAGGGCGAGAAGCGCGTGAGCTTCGGCGACAAGACGGTCGAGTACCGCACTGTCGAGGAACTGAAGCAGGCCATCGCCGAAGTCGAAGCCGCGATGCACAAGGATGCCGTGGCCACTGGTCTATATCCGCGTGCGCCGCGCCAGATCCGGGTGACCACCGGAAAGGGGTTCTGATGAGCTGGATGACTCGAATCCGCACCCTGTTCGGCGGCGCTCCGGCGCACGAGGTTGCCGGGCGTGGTCGTCGCGCGCTCGCGTGGATGCCGGGAAACCCCGGTGCGGTGGCGGCGATGCTCGCCACCTCCAACGAACTGCGCGTGAAGTCCCGGGATCTGGTGCGCCGCAATGCCTGGGCCAACGCCGGCATCGAGGCCTTCGTCGCCAATGCCGTCGGCACCGGCATCAAGCCGCAGTCGATGGCGCAGGACGAAACCTTCCGCGTCGCCGTGCAGGTGCTCTGGCGCGACTGGACGGAAGAAGCCGACGCCACCGGTCAGACCGATTTCTACGGCTTGCAGTCCCTGGCGGCCCGGGCGATGTGCGAGGGCGGCGAGTGCTTCATCCGCCTGCGTCCTCGCCGCCCCGAGGATCGGCTGGCTGTGCCGCTTCAACTGCAGTTGCTGGAAGCCGAGCACCTGCCGCTGACGCTCAACACGGAATTGCCCTCGGGCAACGTGGTGCGTTCTGGCATCGAGTTCGACGCGATGGGACGGCGTGTCGCCTACCACCTCTACCGCTCGCACCCCGAGGACGGTCGGCTCTCGCCGATGTCGGGTCAGGGCGGACAGGACACCGTTCGGGTGCCGGCGGTCGAGATCATGCACCTCTATCGTGTGCTTCGGCCCGGCCAGATTCGCGGCGAGCCGTGGCTGGCCCGCGCGCTGGTGAAATTGAACGAGCTCGACCAGTACGACGACGCCGAACTGGTGCGCAAGAAGACCGCCGCGATGTTCGCCGGCTTCATCACGCGGCTCGCCCCAGAGGACAACTTGATGGGCGAAGGCCTGTCGGATGCCGACGGCGTGGCGCTCGCCGGCCTGGAGCCGGGCACCTTGCAGATTCTGGAGCCGGGCGAGGACGTGAAATTCTCCGACCCCGCCGACGTTGGTGGCAGCTACGCGGAGTTTCTGCGCACCCAGTTCCGGGCGGTAGCCGCCGCCATCGGCATCACCTACGAGCAACTGACCGGCGACCTGACGGGCGTGAACTACTCGTCCATCCGCGCCGGGTTACTGGAGTTTCGCCGGAGGATGGAGGCCATCCAGCATGGCGTGATCGTCCATCAGCTGTGCCGCCCGGTGTGGAATGCCTGGCTGGATCAGGCCGTGCTCTCCGGTGCTGTCACAGCGCCCGGGTTTGCCCGCCGCCGCCGCGAGTACGCCGCCTGCAAATGGATTCCCCAGGGCTGGCAGTGGGTCGATCCGGAGAAAGAGTTCAAGGCGATGCTGCTGGCGATTCGTGCCGGCCTGATGTCCCGCTCGGAAGCAATCTCGGCCTTCGGCATGGACGCCGAAGACGTCGACCGCGAGATCGCTGCCGACAACGCCCGGGCCGATGCGCTCGGGCTGATCCTCGATTCCGACCCGCGCAAGGCGGCACAGGGTAACAGCGCCGCTACGGCAACCCCGCCGCCCCCACCTCAGGACTGACCCCATGAACCTGTTGCCCCATATGGCGGCGCGCCTCTTCGGTGCGCCGCTGATGATCCATCGTCCAAAGCTCGAGGTGATCCTCGCCGTGCTGGGCCCGCGCATCGGTCTGCCGCAGGCGGCTGTGCCGAGCGATGCCATTCCGGATCGAGTCGCCACGCCGACCGGTGCTACCGGCATCGCCGTATTGCCGGTCTACGGCACGCTGGTGCGCCGCACGGTTGGACTGGAAGCCGAATCCGGCCTTGCCAGTTATCAGGGCGTCGCCACGATGCTGGATGCAGCGGTGGCCGACCCGAATGTGGCGGCGATCATGCTCGACATCGACAGCGCCGGAGGCGAGTCGGGCGGCGTGTTCGACCTGGCCGACCGGGTGCACGCCGCGACCAAGGTCAAACCGGTCTGGGCGCTGGCCAACGATATGGCCTTCTCGGCGGCCTATGCCATTGGCTCGGCCGCCAGTCGTCTCATCGTCACGCGCACCGGCGGTGTCGGCTCCATCGGTGTCATTGCGATGCACGCCGACCAGTCGGTGAAGGATGCCCAGGACGGCGTGCGCTACACGACCGTCTTCGCCGGGGCGCGCAAGAACGATCTCAACCCGCACGAGCCGATCTCCGACGAAGCGCACGCCTTCCTCAAGGCCGAGGTCGGGCGCGTCTATGAACTGTTCGTCGATACCGTCGCCCGCCACCGGAATCTCTCGGCGGACGCGGTGCGGGCCACCGAGGCCGGCATCTATTTCGGGGCCGACGCAGTTGCCGCCGGTCTGGCCGATGCCGTCGGCACCTTCGACGACGTGCTGCTCGAACTCACCGATTCGCTTTCCCAACGTCTTGTGTTGCCGGCTGCCGTTTCCACGGTGGCGGTCGCGCAGGGCACTTCCTCGCAACTCAGACTGGAGACCTCCATGAATGAACCCGCAACCCCTGCTGCTGATGGGACTGGCGTTGATCCTGATCGCGCTGCTCCTGCGACGCCCACCCCGGCAATGACCATCGACGACGCCCAGGAGGTCGCCGAACTCTGCGCGCTGGCCGGCTGCCCCGAACGCATCCCCGGCTACCTCGCCGCGCGCACGTCGCCGGCCAAGGTGCGCAGCCAACTGCTGACTGCCCGCGCCGACAGCCCGGAAATCACCAGCCACATCGCACCGGATGCTGCCAAGCCGAATCCCCAATCCCTCAACGACAACCCGCTGGTGATGGCCGCGCATTCCCGCGCAAATTCGGCCCGCGCCGGCAAGGAGAACTGAAATGCCCGCCATTACCGAAGGACTCAACCTTGGCGACCTTCTGAAGTACGAAGCGCCGAACCTGTTTTCCCGCGACCAGGTGACTGTCGCTTCCGGCCAGACGCTGCCCTTGGGCGCTGTGGTCGGCATCGTGACCGCCACCGGCAAGGTCAAGCAGATTGACCCGAGCGCCACCGACGGCAGCCAGTACGCCGCAGGTGTCCTGATGCAGCCGTGCGACGCGGCGCTCATCGACCGCGAGGACGGACTGATGGTGGCGCGTCACGCCATCGTCGCCGACCACGCCCTGACCTGGCCTGCCGCCATCACCGTCGCCGAGAAGCAGGCCGCCGTCCTGCAGCTGAAGAGCCTCGGCGTCCTCATCCGCAAAGGAGTCTGACCATGAACAACCCCTTCGACAATCCGTCGTTCTCGATGTCGGCGCTGACCGCCGCCATCAACATCCTGCCCAACAACTACGGCCTCATGGAAAGCATGGGCCTGTTCCCGACCAAGCCGGTGCGCTTCCGTTCAGTGGTGGTGGAGGAGAAGAACGGCATCCTGACCCTGCTGCCGACGATGCCTGTCGGCTCGCCCGGTACCGTCGGCAAGCGCGGCAAACGCAAGCTGCGCTCGTTCGCCATCCCCCACATCCCGCACGACGACGTGGTGCTGCCCGAGGAAGTCCAGGGCATCCGCGCCTTCGGTTCGGAAACCGAGGTTCAAACCGTAGCCTCCGTGATGGCCGAGCATCTCCAGACGATGCGCAACAAACATTCCATCACCCTGGAGCATCTGCGCATCGGCGCGCTCAAGGGCATCATCCTCGATGCTGACGGCTCGGAACTCTACAACCTGTTCGACTTGTTCGAGATCACACCCAAGGTGGTCAACTTCCAGCTCACCAACGCGGCGACGGACGTGAAGAAGAAGTGCCTCGATCTCAAGCGCTACCTTGAGAAGAACCTCAAGGGCGAGCGGATGAACGGGGTGCACTGCCTGGTTTCCGAGGAGTTCTTCGACGCGCTGACCAGCCACGACAACGTCAAGGCTGCCTACGACCGCTGGCAGGATGGTCTGGCGCTGCGTTCCGATCTGCGCACGGGCTTCACCTTCGCCGGCATCACCTTCGAGGAATACTCGGGCGAAGCCAGCGACGGCGACGACAACGTGCATCGCTTCATCGCCGCCGGCGAGGGTCACGCCTTTCCGCTCGGCACGGTGGACACCTTCGCTACCTACTTCGCGCCCGCCGACTTCAACGAGACGGCGAACACGCTGGGCCAGCCGCTGTACGCGAAGCAGGAGCCGCGCAAGTTCGAGCGCGGCACCGATATCCACACCCAGTCGAACCCGCTGCCGATGTGTCATCGTCCGGCGGTGCTGGTGAAGGTGCTGGCGTCCTGATGGCCTTCGTCGAAGACATCTACGACGCGGCGGCGCGCTCAAACCTGCTCACGCGGGCAATCGTCGGGGGCACGGAGGTCATGGTCGACTTCCGTGCTCCCGATGAGGACGTGCTCGACGGTCTGGGCGTCTCGCGCAACCACACCATCCGCTATCCGGTCAGCCGGCTGCCTGGCCTCACCGCCGGCAACACGCTGGAAATCGCGGGCCAGACCTATCGCGTGCGAGAAGTGACCGCGATGGGCGATGGCACCGAGGCTCGCGCCTCGCTCACCCGACTGTAGGACTGGTCATGTCCAACTCGATCCGCGAGCAGATTCTGCAAGCGGTGACGGGGCTTCTTGCACCCGTCGCCACCGCAGCCGGGGCACAGGTGCGGCGCTCGCCGCCGACTGGCATCACGCGCGAGCAGTCGCCGGCACTGCTGGTGTTCCCGGAGTCGGATGCCATCACCCAGCGACCCAACGACCGTGTCGAGCGGCAACTGGTCGTTCGGGTGGTAGCGCTGGCCCGCGAAACCGGAAGCGAAGCGCCGGAGGTGATCACCGACCGATTGATGGTGGCCGCCCACGCGGCACTGCTGGCCGACGTCAATCTCGGCGGCCTGTGTCTCGGCATCCGCGAACTGGACTGCGAGTGGGATGTGGAGGACGCCGATGCCACAGCCGCCGCCATTCCGGCTCGCTACCAGATCACCTACCGCACGCTGGCCGCCGATCTCTCAACCCGAGGATGAACCTATGCCCAACCAAACCATTGAACTGCTGAAACCCCACACGCACACCGGCATCGTCTACCCACCGGGCGCGGTCATCGCGCTCGACGACGACCTGGCGAAGTGGCTGGTCGATGCCGGCATCGCCCGGATCGTGCAGCCGACCCCGAAACCCATCCCCCGCAATGAGGAGAAATCCAAGTGAGCTACTACGCATCCTTCCAAGGCCGGGTCTATCTCGGCAAGCGCGACATCAACGGCCTGCCCATCGAGGTGCGCAGCCCCGGCAACGTCGCCGACCTGAAGCTATCCCTCAAAACCGAAGTGCTGGAGCACTACGAATCCCAGTCTGGCCAGCGCTCGCTCGACCACCGGATGATCAAGAGCAAGTCGGCCACGATCAACCTGGCCATCGAGGAATTCACCAAGGAAAACCTCGCGCTCGCCCTCTACGGCACCCATGTCGCCACGACCGGCGGTACGGTGACCGACGAGCCGGTGGGCGGCGCGGCCCCGGTCGTGGGCGACCGCTATTTCCTCGCCCACCCCAAGGTGTCGACACTGGTCGTCAAGGATTCCGCCGGCACGCCGGCCACGCTGACGCTCGGCACGCACTACACCGCCGACACCGACTTCGGTGCCCTCCAGTTTCTGGATACCACCGGCCTCACCGCGCCGTTCAAGGCCAGCTACGCCTTCGGCGATGTCTCGGAGATCGGCATCTTCACGCAGCCGCTGCCCGAGCGTTACCTGCGCCTGGAGGGACTCAACACAGCCCAGGGCAACGCCAAGGTGCTGGTTGAGCTCTACCGCGTGGCCTTCGATCCGCTGAAGGAACTGGCGCTGATCTCGAACGAGTACAACAAGTTCGATCTGGAAGGCTCGCTCCTGGCCGACTCGACGAAACCCTACGACGCGGTGCTCGGCCAGTTCGGTCGCATCGTGCAGATCTGATCATGGACGCGCAGACCTTCGCGGCGCTGCCGCCGGTACCCGAGACCGTGATCATCGGCGGCGAAACCCTCGACATCACGCCTCTCAAGGTGGGCGAACTGCCGATCTTCGCCCGCACCGTGCGTCCCATCGCCGGCAAGCTCGGCCCCGATCCCGACTGGTTGCGCCTGCTGTCCGAGGATGGCGAGTCGGTGATTCTGGCACTGGCCATTGCCTGCCGCCGACCGCCGGAGTGGGTGTCGGGCCTGGCCCTAGACGACGCGATCCGGCTGGCCGAAGCGGTGTTCGGGGCGAACGCGGATTTTTTTATCCGCCGCGTGGTGCCGGAGATCACACGGGTGAGCCAAACCCTCGGCACGCTGATCCCTGGTCAGATGCCCTCCAGCGGCTCATCCGATCCGGCCACCGTTACCCCGACGTCCTGACCTACACGCTCGCGCAGCTGCGGGTGTTTCTCGCGGCCATCGACCGTGACGAACGCGACGATCTGGCGGCGCAGTTCGCCTTGCTGGTTACTGCCCAACGCGGCGGCAGCGCCGAGATCAAACAGCTGCTGAAGGAACTCTCTCGATGAAACTCTCGCTCACCACCTCGGGCTTGCTCGAACCGAAGCGGCTCGACAGCTGGGTGCCAGAGAAGCGTCGGGCGATCCGGAAGGCGGTCGAGGCCGGGATGAAGGTCGCAGGCAAGGAGATCGTCCAGGCGGCCCAGTCCCGGATGCAGTCGGCCTTCAAGGTAAGGAAAGCCGGCTTCGTGAAGTCGATGCGCCACAAGCTCTACGCCGGCAGTCCCGAGAAATTCCCGGCGCTGCTGGTCGGCTCGCGCATTTCGTGGCTGGGCATCCACGTCCGTGGAGGCACCATCGGCGGGCGACTCCTGATTCCGCTCCTGCCCGAGCACCAGCGCATCGGCCGCAAGGCGTTCCGGCGCGTGATCGACGGCCTGATGCGTGCCGGCAATGCCTTCTTCATCGAGAGGAACGGCAAGGTGATCCTGATGGCCGAGAACATCAAGGACAACACCAGCGAACTGCGCCGTTTCAAGCGTGCCGAACGCGGCCGCACCGGCGCGAAATCGATCAAGCGTGGCCAGGAGATTCCCATCGCCGTGCTGGTGCCGAGTGTGACCCTGCGAGGTCGCTTTGACCTGCCGGGGCTCGTGCGCTCGCAAATGCCCAAGCTCTCCACCGCGATCCTGCAACAACTCAACGCACAAGGTTTGTAACCCGTGGCATCCGACCGCGCCCAAATCCTCATCACCGCCATTGACCAGACCAAGGCGGCGCTCGCCTCGGTGAAGGCGAATCTGGAGGGCCTGTCGTCGGCCGCTAGCAAGGTCAATGGCGTGCTGGCGGGACTGGGCGCAGCCTTGTCGCTGGGCGCGCTCGTTGCCGCTGGCAAGGCCGCCCTCGATACCGCCGACAACCTCTCCAAGCTCTCGCAGAAGACCGGCATTTCCGTCGAGTCGCTGTCGCTGCTGAAACCCATCGCTGAGCAGTCCGGGATTTCGCTGGAGGGACTGGCCAAGGGGATGCAGAAGCTGGCGACCGCAATGGTCGAGGCGGCGGGCGGATCGAAGGAACAGGTCGAGGCCTTCAGCCGGTTGGGCGTTTCCGTCAAGGATGCCGCCGGCCAGTTGCGCCCGACCGAAGAGGTGCTGCTCGATCTGGCCGATGCCTTCGCGGCGATGCCGGATGGGGCCGAGAAATCGGCGCTGGCCGTCAAACTCTTCGGCAAGAGCGGCGTCGAGCTGATCCCGTTCCTGAACCAAGGCCGGGCCGGCATCGAGGAACTCAAGCGGAAGTTCAAGGAGCTTGGCCTCGAGATCAGCGGCGACACCGCGAAGGCCGCCGAGAAGTTCAACGATACGCTGGACACGGTGAAGCAGGCTCTCTCCGGCATCGCCATGAAGGTGGCGGAAGCCGCGCTTCCGGCTCTGCAGGCGCTGGCCGACGCACTGGTGGCCCTGGCCAGCCACGGCGAAGAGATCATGACCGTGCTGCGGGTACTCGGGGAGATCATCGTCGCTGTGCTGGCCGTCAAGGGCGTCGCGGCGGTGGCTGCGTTGGGTAGTGCCTTGGCGGTACTGAAGGCAGCCTTCATGCGTTTCCTGCCGGTGCTCGCCGCCGTCGCGGTCTGGGAGATGGGGCGCGGCATCGTCAACATGGTGCAGGACATCCGCGAGACCAACCGCGCCATTGATGAGATGAACCGGCAGCGCCAGCAGCTAGAACAGCTGACCGCCGCGATGGAGGAACTGGCCAATACCGGCACGCTCTCCGTCAAAACCCAGATGATGCTGGCCGCGCAGGCCGCCGAGCGACTCAAGGCCGCATTGCCCGGTACGGCAGACGCGCTGCGCGCCATCCAGGGCGCGGCCACTCAGGCTGGCGAAGCGATCCGGCAGGCGCTCGATGCCGAGACCAAGAAGGCCGCCGAAACCGTCAAGCAACTCTCAGCCAGCTACAAACAGGTCGCCGCCGACATCAAGGCGATCTGGGATGCGCGCGTTGCCGAGATCGAGTCGAACTACAAACGGCAGGAAGCGGCGGCGCAGAATGCGGCGCGCTCCGAAGCCGCCGCCATCCGCGAATCTGCCCAAGCATTACTCTCTGCCGAACGCGAGAAACTCGTGGCGGTGGAAGCCGGTGCGCGGCAGATGGAGTCGGCCTGGAAGGCCACCTACGGTCAGGCCGTGGCGCTCGCCCGCGCTGCCGGTCAGGACGTGCAAGCCATCGAGCGGCAGGCAGTCGAGGCGCGCATCGCCATCTACTCGCAACTGGAGTCGGCCTATCGTGCCACGGTCGACCGGCTGATCGCCGAGGAGCAGCGCCATCTGCAGGCCGCCAAGGCGGCCGACGAAGCACGGCTCAACCTGCGCCTGTCGGTCGAGGATCGCATCCGCGAACTGACACGCAAGGGGATGGACGAGTACGCGGCCTATCAGGATCGGCTGCGCCAGATCGACGAGAAGCAGGCGCAGGCCCGCGCGGCACTCGCCGCCGGCAACTACGAGCAGGCACGGAAACTCGCCGAGGAAGCCATCGCCCTGGCCGAGCGTACCGCCTCGGCGGTGACTCGCCAGGTCGAGCAGAACGGAAAGACGGTCACCCAGACCGTGGTGTCGGAGGGACAGGCGGCGGCGACCGCCATCGGTGAGATCAAAGAGGCCGCCGGCATTGCCGATGCCGCCTTGAAGGGCTTGGGCGACGCGCACAAGCAGGCTGCCAGCGCCGCTGGCCAGGGTGCCGACGAGGCCAAACGTGCTCTTGCTTCCGTGTCCGACGAATTGGATAAGCTGCGCCAGCAGTTGCTCGCGCAGGACAAGCTCAAGCTCGAGGTCGACATCGAGGCCGCGAAAGCTGGCATCGAAAAGCTCAAGGCGCTGACCGAGGCGCAGCAGCTCGTCGCCAAGATTCAGGCTGACACCCAGGAGGCACAGGCCTCTCTGGAGAAACTGAAGTCCGACGCCGACAACCTGCAACTACTCGCCAAGGTCGAGGCCGACACCAGCCAGGTCATTGCCGATATCGACCGGCTCAAGGGCACACTTTCCAGCGCCAACGTGGAAATCCCGGCGCTGGTGTCCTTCGATCAGCCCCGCCAGCAGCTGGCGTCGTTCGCGCAGGATGCCAAAACGGTGCTGTCGGCCCCCACCTCGGCCACGCACACCGTGCAGCCTGACCTGAATCAGTACCGGGCTGCAGTGTCGGAACTGCTGCGCCCGACCTCCAGCACCCACACGATCTACGTCACCAAGGTCTACACCAATGCCCAGGGTGGCCTGATCCAGAAGCTGGCTGAAGGTGGGCAGGCTGTGGCTGATGGATTTCGTCGAATGTCGGGGCGCATTTTCGGGCCGGGTACCGAAACCTCGGATTCGGTGCCGGCGCTGCTCTCACACGGCGAATTCGTGATCCGGGCGGCCAGCGTGCGCAAGTTCGGCGAGGCCTTCTTCGCTTCGCTCAACGCGGGCTTTCTGCCCGCCATGCCGCGCTTCGCCGCTGGAGGGGCGGTAGGCAATGCCGTGAGCCAGATGGCGATGATGGCGGGTGACAACGGCACGCCGGCCCGCGATGTGGTCGACCTGCGCTTCCACGTCGGCGGCAAGCCGCACACGGTGCAGTCCTCGCGCGAGACGGCGATGCAACTGGCGCAGGCGCTGCGCGAATTGTCGCGGGGGGTGTGATGAAGGCGTCACTGCCCATCGAATTCTTCACCTGCACCTGGCAGAGCGCGCAGGACGAAGTGCGCCAGCAGCGTGACTGCGACTGGTGGATCTACGACTGGCCGAACGTGGATTTCTACTGGCTGTTCGGCAACAACTACTGGTGGATTCAGCCGCAGCCGGATCACAGTCCGCTGGCGCGTCGCTACTACGATCAGGTCGTCAGCGATCTCAACAACGCCACGAGTCAGGCGTACAGCCAGTGCGAGAGTCGTCACTACGCATCGCAGTCGGAACCGGAGCCCGGCCTGCGTCTCACTGTTTCCAGCCGCCTCGACCGGGGTGCGGCGATACGCGGTAGCAGCACCGAGTCCAGCGGCATCGAGGCCCGGCTGTCCGTACCATTCGCGGGCGGGACGACCCCGCCGCCGCCCACGCCCTGTCCGATGCTGCGGCGCGAGCTCTTCGCTAGGCCGGTCGACTTCAACTACGTGCTGCATGGGCCAGGGGGCGGCAACTTCCGCTGGGAGTGGCGGGATCAGCAGGCCGTGACGCCTGACCCGTATTTCGAGCTTTACGGTCGTACCCTGAAATTCTCCGGTAGCAGCGGCTCGCAGTTCCTCGGCAGCCTGCATCTCATCATCGACCGGGTCGCCGATCTGTGGGTGCGCTTCGAGTCTCGACCGATTCCGGCAACCGTCGCGGATCGGGTCGATCCAGCCCAGCCGCTCTCCTATCAGGTCAGCACCGGCGGCGGCTACTTCGGCATCGCGGCCGTGATCGAAGTGCTGCACGTCGAGTCGGGCCAGATCTGGTACCAGAGCGTGCACGGCTCGAACTACTCGCCCGGTCAGATGACCACGTACAGCTGGTGGCCGAGTGGCTGGGAACAGATGTCGATGGACGCCAACGGCATCATCCGGCACTACAACGTGGACTGGTTCTACTGGTTCAACACCATCGACCCTGCCAGCATCGGGCTGCCGACAACCGGCACCTACCGGATGCGCTACATCCTGCTGGCCTACGGCTACCAGACCTACAGCCGCTCGGTGAGCAGCAACGCGCTGGGCCTCTCCGGCGATACGCGGATGTCGTGGAAATCGATCTGGCTCTCGCACATGCCGTCGCTGATCAGCTACACGCCCGGGATGACCGACGGCATCATCCCCCCGTTCGAGGTGACCTACACGCGCAGTCCGGTGCTCTATCCGTGGCCGGCGAACGGAACCGGCATCCTGTTCGATGCCGTGTTCGACATGAAGAACATCACCACCTTCCGCTTCGTGATCAAGGTGGGCAACACTTTCGATTTTGCCGTCGGACTGGTGGTGCAAGCCTCGGGCTGGCAGGCGTGGGTGCATCTGGAGCCGGGCGAGATGAAATACCTGGCCGGCGGCGTGTCGATTTCCGGGATGGCGAACTGGAATGCCTACCCGCTGCATCCGCAGTCGCCGAATTACGGGTGGCAAGGCAACTGGGGCAGCAGCTACATTTCGATGTACAACGGCCAGTGCTCGATCTCGTTCAGCCTGTTCCTGACCGCGCCCGATAATCCGGAAACGACGCCGGCCAACCTACCGGCAAAGCGGGCGACGCAGCGCTGGTATTGGGACCTGGCGAGTTTCGGCCCGCAGTACGAACCGGAGTGGGGCGCGATCAAGAAATACGCCCCGGACGGGCGTTACGACTACGAGTACGTGCTCCAGCAATACAACCTGAATGCGGTGGCGATCACGAGCATCAACCGTTCGATCACCAAGCCAAGCTACCAGCCGCTGATCAATCCGGCCACCTACTTCGTGACCGGCTACCAGACCGTGCTCTACGACTGGAGCAGCCCGTGGCACAAGCGCCCTTGGCCGGGCTACTCGGGGTGGGGCAGCCTCTCCGCGCCGATCATGATCAACGGCGAACGCCTCACCTGGAACGGATCCCAAAACGTCTGGGTGCCGGTGGAGGCGGTGTCGATTTCGCTCACCCGCACGATGATGCAGCAGGTGGCGGCAATGCTCGGTGTCGTCGAATACGTGGTGATGGATGGCGATGACATTCGCTGGTTCGTGCCGGTCACCTACAGCCCACCGACCTATCCCGAGTCGTTCTCGAACGTCTTGTGGATCGACCGCTTCTACACGCGGGGCGGGGCGCTGATCGACGACGCGGCGATGCGATCCGCCTTCCAGACGGTGATTGCCAACAACGCCGCCAGTTGGTCGAACTACCGGAACATCGTCATCCATCCTTCTGTGCGCTTCGGCAGTTTCCTCGACAACGGCGGTTTCGAGGTGGGCGACTACCTGCTGGGGCCGAACGGCGACATGGTCGAGGTGGGAAGCCTCGCCGCGCTCAGTTCAGTCAGCACGCGCTTCCTCTACTACATCAAGCCCGAGTTCCGGTAGGAGACCAACGTGATCATCTTGGACGGCATTCAACTGCCGGCGGGCCTGCTTTGGTCCGACGAATGGACAAGCAGCCGCGTCGCGCAGACCGTGCGCCGCACCCTGGACGGGTCGGTGGTGGTGTTCTACGGCCAATTGCAGGCCGGGCTGCCCATCACCCTGGAATCCGAATCCGACGCTGGCTGGTTCACACGCGCCCAGATCGAGGCACTGGCCTTGCGCGCGGCGAGCCCCGGCGGCGTCTACAGCCTGACCCTGCGCGGCGAGTCGCGGCAGGTGATGTTCCGCCACCAGGACGCACCCGCCTTCGAGGCTCGACCGCTGGTGTCAGTGGCCAATCCACAAGCCGGCGATTTCTATCTCGCCACCCTGAAGCTCATGACCGTTTGAGAGGAACCTATGCCCATTCTCGACAATGAAATCGTCTGGCGGCCAGCCGCCCTGATGTCCGATGTGACGCCCGCGCAGAACGGCGGGCGGATGACCTTCTCGCAACTGGTGTCCGGGGTGAAAAACAATCTCTTCCCCGACGTGTCGCAGTCCGAGCGACTGGCCGGCGCGGTGAAGTGGCGCAAAGCCTTCATTCACGTCAACAGTGCGCAGGACACAGCGCTCCTGAACGTGCGCCTGTTCCTCGATAGCCTGACGCCTGCCGGCGACTTCGTGGTGTTCCAGCCGGGCACACAGACTGACACAGAGGATCAGATCGCCGGGCGGACCTATGGCATCGGCACGCTTTACGCACCCATCGTCGGTGGGGCCGTCCAGATTCAGGTGGCCTGCGAACACAACGCCGAGTACGCCACCCTGCAACCGCTTCGGGTCGGCGACGTGCTGCGCGTCTCGGATCGACCGAGCACCGGTGGTGCCGGCAACGAGGAGTGGGTCAGCGTCACCGGCATTGCCTACGGCGTAGATTTCGCCACGGTGGATGTCTCACCCGCGCTCGTGAACAGCTACGCCACGTCGAACACGTTGGTGTCCAGCGTGCTGGAACTGCCGAGTGCCGTGGCCAGCGTGAGTGGCGTGTCGGTCACCAGCGGTGGCGGTAGCTTCGATTCCGCCACCGTCGGCAACCTCGTCGCCCACAACAAGGGCGCGGTGGAAGAGAGTTGGACGCTGATCTTCACAAGCGCCACCACCTTCACGGTGTCGGGCAACACGGTCGGCACACTGGCCAGCCCGGGATCGGTCAGCGCCGACTACGCGCCTCTGAACCCGGCGACTGGTACGCCGTACCTCACCATCAAGGCCATCGCTTGGACTGGCACGTTCCAAACGAATGACACAGTGACCTTTGCAACGCAGCCTGCCGCGATCCCGATCTGGTATCGCCGCCAGGTGCCGGCGGGGACATTCAGCCTGGCGAACGACTTCACGTCGTTGGCCATTCACGGGGAGAGTGCGTGATGGCCCGGGTCGGCTTCAAAAAAACCTTCGCCACCGGCACCTTCGACAAGGCCGGTGTGCAGGCCCTGTTCGGCCACATCAAGAGCACACTCGTGGCGGCCGGGTTCCAGGTCATTCTGGACACCCCGGATGCCATCGACGTCATACCGATAGGCGCGAACCCTGCCTTGCCAAACGACGACACGCCGCACTGGGCACTCAACCTTCAGGATGCAGATACCACCGCGTACATTCGAGGCATTCCTGTGTTCGGTGCGAACTACCTCGATGGGGGAGCCCTCGCGGACAACGGCTTCATCATCGTCAATCCGAACTGGCGCTGGCAGGATCAGAACGCGGAAATCACGTTCTGGTTCGCCGCTGACAGCGTGGCGGGCTGGTGGTGGCTGCACGCCATCTCGCCCGACATCAACAGCAGCAATGGCCAGACGATGAGCTATGCGTGTGCAGCCGTTACGACGCGCCGCTACCCCGCCGATCAGCATCAAGGACTCTCGACCCGCTACGGTCTGTGGGACCCGTGGGGCGACTTCTATCCGGCCTACGCGATGGAGACGGATGGGACGCAGAACCGTTGGCCCTGGACGGGTACCTGGTCGCCCTTCGGCGAGGGATGGGATTTCAATGGAAAGCGCCATCCCGGTTCGCCACTGCCCAAAATGGCCGTGCCTCAGTTCCCGAATCGGGATGGCGGTGCCGTGTGCATCTACGGAGAGATCAATGAGATTCTGATCCTCACCGATGGCTATGCGCAGGAGGAACAGGTGTTGCCGGGCTGGGTGGCGATGACCGGCGATGACTGGGATCAACCCTACGCCGTGCCAGCGCCTGCCAGCTTCACCGTGCTATGACCATTGGCATTTCGCTCGCCATTACGCTGGGGGCGGGACTCTACGTTGACTCGGGGCCAACCGTCCTCAAGCGCCGCTTCGAGGCGGCGTGGGGCAAGACGGAAGTTTTCGTGGCCAATGCCACGCCGTGGGATATGAACCGTGTGCGCGCGTGGCAGTACGCGGAAATCTGGTCGATCCGCTTCGCGCAAAACCATCAGTCATCCTACGGACTGCGGCTGGAAGGTGGAAGTCGGTATCCCTACGGCGACATGCGCCAGCACCGCCGGATCATCTTGGCAGCTTGGGGCGACGTGCAGCAGACCAAGGCCCGCCACGTCATCCCGTACACCGATCTCGGCACCTGCTGGAAATCGATGCGGGTCGCGTACTGGCTGACCCAGCAGGTCGCGGCCAGGCAGGTGCTCGGGTACGACGTGACCAACGTCGATCCGGTTGCCAAGCGGCTAACGGCATCCTGGTCGATCCTCGATGACGCCAGACTGCAGGCGGTGGTGAACAGCCCGGAACTCGTCTGGCACGACCAGCGGATTCGAATCGTTGAGGCGACCCTTTCCTGCGACGAGGAGAGCCCGGTCTGGATTGCGCGGGTCGAGATCGCGGCCATCACCGATTTCGCCACCATCGGAATCGGCGACACGATCACCCTTGCCTTGGGGCTGGAAATTTTTGTGCTGGTGGTCGATGGCAAGACGCTGTCGCGCACCTCGGTCGCCGAACAACGGATGGAACTGACGGCAGTCTCGCCCGTGGCGCTGCTCGACGCGCCCTTTGCCGGCACGAGCCGCTACTACGAGGCTGGTGCTGTTTCCGCGCGTGCGGCGGTGGAGTTCCTGATCGGCTCGGTCGACTGGAGTCTTCCCAGCTGGATCATTCCGGCAGGCCGGCTGATGCTGGAAGGGGCGACACCGCTGGCAGCCGCCCGCAACATCGTCGCGGCCATCGGCGGCATCGTCGAGAGCAACCCGGATGGCTCGGTGGTTTGCCGCCGCCAGCATCCGGTCAGCATTCCGCAGTACGGTGCTGCCACAGTCGCGCACAGTCTGTTCGACGCCGACGTGATGTCGGCGCAGGCGCAGATCGCGCCGGTGCGTGGTTTCAATCGGGTGACCATCGCCAACGAGGAAGGCGGTGCGGGCACGTCCGCTGACCGGATCGAGTACGTGGCCGATGCCGATGATGCCTATCGTGGTACGGTGCGCGCCTATCTCGCCAGCACCCGTGCGGTGGTGCTGGCCCACACCGGGCATCCGTCCACGGTTATCGCGAGCCTCGGCGCAGTCACCCGCACCGAGAGTGAAACGGTCGAGTTTATCGAGGGGCAGGCGAGCACCCGATACCCGGTGACCACCATTGTGAACCTCGCCTGGCAGCACACCGGCCTGGGCGATGTGACCGCCTCGGGCCAGAGCCTCACGGCGGCCACCAGCGGTTACAGCCTGCTTCGAATCACCTACACCACCACGTCGCTCGACTGGCGCGTGGCGCTTCCCATCGACGAGGAAGTGCAGTTCGTGCTGGTCGATGCCTGAGGACACATCATGGCCAATGCCACCATTCGCGTTCAATTCGGCAACCCGGACGGCTCGGGTTCGGACGGTCACCTCTCTGCCGAGGTCGACACCCGTCCCGATGGCCT